AGAGCCATAACCATAATCACAAGACCTAAACTTAACCCAATTTCTTGGAATGTCAAAAGGTTCAATAACGTGAGCATCCCTATCAAACTCAGTAAAAGCAGCACCCTCTTTAATATCCCAATCACCTTCAAGCAACTGCTTTTGTTGGTGTTCAGGTAAGGAAAGAAGCATTGCTTCGTAGTCTCCTTGATTTGACAAATACGGATTGTCAGATAACCTAGCAGGTATAAATCTTCTTTTAAATAAAGGCTCACCTGCTTTGCTGTGTCCGTCAGGATACTTGAGAACCTTTCCTGTTTCAATATTTGTGGCATTAAACGCTCTTCCATAAGGTGCAGGGTCAATAAACATTTTTTTAACCCACTGATGCCCCGGACCTCCGGGATTTGTTGTTGCCCTCATGTACACAGGTAAATCGTGTGCAGTAGAACGTAATCTTGACCTCATGTAATTCCAAGCGAATGGTGTTGCCCATTGCGTTAATTCGTCAAAGCCTATCCAACTAAAAGCTAAACCTTGATATCTTAGTACGTCATCATCTCGGTCTAGGTAGGACATCCACAGTCTTGCACCTGATGGAGCTACCCATTGCATCTTTCTTTCTGACCACTTTATCCCTTTCCATATGAGGGGATACAATTCTCTTGACTTCCAAACAAGTTCTCTTAGTTCTTCTGTAGTGTGTCGTAATAACAATCCACTAAATTGTGGATGACCCATATATCTTAGTGGGTCTGCTAACATAGCATACGACTTACCACCACCTGCTGAACCACCATATAAGACTTCTCTTTCAGGTGATGCAAGAAACTCTGTTTGAGGTCCTGCATTTGGTTGAAAAACTATATTTTGTTCTTCTACAGGTACAGCTTCTACATCGTCTACTATTTTAGGCTCTTGCTCCGATTCTACTTTCTTCGATGGCTTTCGCTTTCTCGATTGCTTTCTGGGCATATTCGGACCATCGTTTAAGAGTTCTAGCCTTGTTCTTACGTTGTCGCTCATGTAATAATCTTTTTCTTAATCCTATGTGAGATATCTGTCTTCCTGTTTTTGTTGTCAGCCAATTAGCAACTTGTCTTAATGAATATTGCTTTATATATTTTCTAGCCAACTCAATAGCTTCTAACTCGTAGGGTATAGGGTCAAGTAATTCTTTATCTTCTTCGTTAATTTTATATCCAAACGGAACAGTCCTAGCTATACGTGGTATCTGTATCCATTCTTTTTGTTCTTCATCTTTTAAGTCTGTTGGTTGTGGTAACTTCCACTTACCTACACTTCTATCCATTACTTCTTTTTTCCTGAAACACTATATTTCGTACCAAGATAGTAAGGACCTTTATACATATTTTTAAAGTTTGTAAAAGACATACCTAGCTCAGATGCTCCACCTGCTTTATCAAATCTTTGTTTTAATGCTTCAAGTTCACCGGGTACTATTTTGCCTTCAAAACCATTAAATACTTTAAATGCTTTAGCATTTGCATCTCTAACTCTTTTTACTTTAGCAGTTTGTTTCTCTGCTATTTTTGCATCATATCCGGGTGGTCTTTTAGGTGCTCTAAATTCTGGAGATGCTTTTACAAGATTACCTCTTTTAATATTTGCAGCTTCAAACATAGGATTTTTTATACCCTCTAATCTTCCTGTCATAGCAAATATTTTTTTATTTAACTCTCTTAACTTTTCTTTTCTTTCTTTTTTAGCCGCAGCACCTTTAACTTTAGTAGCGAGTAATTTTTCTTTTTGCTTTCTAAGTTTCATTTCTCCGGGTTTAGCACTTTTTTTAATCCTATCTGCTATTATCTTTTTTGCTTTTGGTAAAGTCATTCTATCTAGTGCTTTACGTGCTTTAGGGTCATCTAAAGTTCTTAACTTAGGTTGTGTTCTAGTTCTAGCTTCAGGAGCTTTAAAAACTTTTTCTGCTTTTTTTCTTTTTGTAGTGCTTGTTTGTGCTTTTGTTTTAGCTCTTGCTTTTGCTTTTTCTTTAATAGTTTTAGCACTAGGTTTTTTCTTTACTGCTTTTTTTAATGCTTTAGATATAATACCTGCTACCATTGTTTACTCCTTTGCTTTTGGTGGTAATAACATTACACCACCTGATGCTTCTACTTGCACCTTTTCTGTTTTAATTAGACCTACTCTATCTAGTAATTCTTTTGAAGCAGATAGCTTATCTCTAATACCTAATTGTGTAGGGTCATCTACACCACTCACCATAGCTACAGCAGCTTTAGGTGCATTTCTACTCATGTATAGTTGAGTAGCATCCATGATTTCATCTTTCATAGAAGCTATAACACTAGAAGTAGATGTATGTTCTGAATATCCTGCAAGTAATTTTGCCTGTACAACATCACCATTCGCTTCATCAAACAATACATTTAAAAACTTTTTTTGTCTTTCTGTTAGTTCTCTGCTCAATGTGGTATTCCTTGTGCTACAACTCTATCTATTAAACGCTGTGCTCTGTTGGTTGTCTGTTTGTACCAACGTGAGTCTTCCATCTGATTTGCCATTTCTTGATAGTCTTCTGCTTCCACAGCAGCTATCATCTTCTTAAATTTAGATAAACGAGGTTTACCAAGTTGAAATGACATATTGATTAATACGTGTTGTATTTCGTCAGGTAGTTTATCAAAAGAACCAAATATAGTTTGACAGTCTTGTATTGCAACTTGTACATCATTTAAAAACCAATCTTGTACTTGTTGTTCAGATACAGGATATCCTATAGGTTTACCGTAATAATCTACATCCCATTCTGTGATAAGATGCCCAATGCCTCCGGTCAAATGATTTTCTGAACAATGGTACAGTTCATATTTTACACCCTCATCTGCCTCAATTTCTTCTCTTAATGTATTTATGTTCATCTTCTAAGTCCTAATTCTAATTGTTTTTTACGTATTTCTTTTACGTGTAGATGCCAAAAATAGTTCCCTATCTTACAGGTTATAGCAGAAATCTTTAAAAATGTCAAGGCTTTCCAACTCATTTGCGTTTCAACATCTTAGCTGCTTGTCCTACACCTTTGATACCAAAAGACGCAGATATAGCTATATATAATAAATACTGATACCAATCAGGTAATGTAGCTAATATCTCAAAGCCTTCTTTTACATACTCTCTCATTCCGGGTATGAAGACTAATATAGCAGGAGCTAATAGGACTACTAAAGCGAACTCGTCTTTCCAACTATCCACAGTAGCATCTGCCATCTTGCCTTCCCACTCCACTTGACCTGTTGCGACTTTCTCTGCAACAGTAGCACGAGCTTTTGCCTCTGCAACTTTAGCTTGTCCATCTGCCTTTGTTTTTTCTATTTTGTTTTGAAACCACGTTCCTGCGAGGTTTGCTATTGGTCCTATTAATGCTTGTATCATTTGCTATCTTCTCTCTTATTCTTTCTTGTTTTAAGTTTTCTTTTAACTTAGCTGTATTTACGAAATCTTGATGTTTTCTTTGCAATCTTGCTGGGTTGTTTAGAAAATTGTTTACCTCTCTTAGTCGCTTTGCGTTTAGCAGCCGAAGAGGCGGCGTATTCAGAGGGAGATAAAGCCTTAATTGCTTTTTCAGGTAGATAACGCTCACCAGTTGCTTTACTCCCCTGTGTACTAGGTTTACCAGACTTTGTTCGCCATTTTTGTTTTGTCCACGCAACTAGTGACCTCTGTGATTTTTTTAATGCCATTATAGTTTACCCATCCATTTTGCTAGTAGCCATGCTAATATTCCTGCAAAAAATAATATGAAGATAAAAGCTATTCCATATCCTACGTATTCTATTAATTCTTGTCTACGCTTTTCTGCCATCTTCTCTGCATATCTTCTTGACTTTCTAGCCTCTGCTTGAAATCTTTGCCAATCTTGCCAAAGTCCGGGTCTTCCTAGATAAATCATTATCTTCTTGAGTTCTTCTTCTTTCTCTCTTATCTGTTCAAGAGCCATGAACTCTTCTAAGTCTCCACCACCACCACTTGCTTTTTTCTTACTTGCCTTCTTTTCTAACTGTTCTTTTGAGAATACAAAATCAGATATCTGTTTTACACAACCTGAAAGTTCTTTTCCGTTAGATATAAAATTTTTTATTACTCCGAAAGCTGCATTTGCTGCGGCAAGTTCTGCTAACATTATCTTTTCCTTTTTGGCTTACAATATGCAGTTATACGTAAATTAGGTCCTTCCTTTTGTGGTATGGGTGGCTGTCTATGTAGTCTCTGTGCAAAATATAAACATCTATCTATGTCTTGGAAAGTTTGTGTTTGGTCTATTACTCTTACTCCCATCATAAACACTAACACAAACTCAATCATACAGGTGCTCCTAACACCTCGTCTTCTTGCTCATGACAATCGCAGTTACACTCTTCTGTGTCACAATCATAACATTCACAAGTGTCACATCTTTTTCTTTTTTCGGTCATTTGCTCTTTTTAAACTTTCTTTTGCTTTTTTAAATATGCTAACAACTTCAGTCTTCTTCATTACTTTAGCTCTTTGCTCACCGACTGTAAGTATCTGTATCTTTCTCGCATATGGCTTATTAACCTTTTTAACTTTTGCAACTGTGGCTCTTGCATCTGCAGGGGTGGCAAACTTGATGCCAACTGTGTCTTTAGGGTTTTCATCCGTATACAGTCTTCTGCC